ATCACGCAGACTATGTGAATCCGCATTGGTCCGGGTCAATGGAAGAAGTGGCAACCATTGACCAGCACATTTTCTACAGGCAGTAATTTATATTATGCTGACGAAAAAAGAAATGGCCAATACCTTCTCCTTGGAAATTGAGCATCTTGTAAAAGACACCGACATGACCTATATGGACGCAATCGTATGGGCAGCGGCATCCAAGGAATTGGAAGTAGAGACTGCCGCAAAGCTGCTCAACAAGAATATCAAAAACAAACTGGAAGCAGAGGCTCGCGATTTGAATTTTCTGCCGAGAGAATCCAAGCTGCCGCTATAGGAAAATGCATGACTTCGTTTGAAGTATACAAATTGTTTCTTGCCCTCAAGAATCATTTTGGAAGTTCCAACTATGATTTCTTTTTATACAATGGGAAAACAAAGGCAAATGCGCGCAGTTTCTCTACCAAGAAAGATAAATACTTTTATGAGAGACTTGCCAGACGATACGACAGGCATGAGTTGTTACAGTTTTTTGTTTCATGTCTGATAAAGAATCCAGATGTCTGGGTTGGTGATATGTGTCGGGATGTCAGGTATAGCGAAAACTATCTGGAATGGAAGCGTAGAAAAGAATCATTGACATATAATTTCTCAGAGGATGTCAAGAAGATTGTGGAAGAGGAACCGGACTTCAACCAGTTATTTGTATGTAAAAAAGGAGAACACCCAAAATTATTTGACCTATATAATGAAGGAACGATTGCGTTAGAAACGCTACTTGGAATTGATTTGGTGACGGATTGTTTTAAGGATTGGAATACCAAACTGAAAGATGATATAATATGGAAAGACGCATATCATTTGGCAAAACAGTACAGACCCTTTCTTACAATAGAATCAAAGAAGACCAGATTTAAAAACATTCTACGAAAGGAATTTTCAAATGGTTAGGAAGTTCATAAGAAATATAAAATATCTATTTCTGAGAACCGAGCATATTAGGCTCCTTGAAGAAGAGAACACCGCACTTCAGCGGGCATTGATTGAGGCAGTTGACCTTGTTGATGACTACAAGCGAGCCATTCACGAAATGCAAAGAATGGTCACCATGATATACAAAGACAACATAGAACAGATGCAGGCTGATTTTGCAGAGTATGGAGATTTAAACAGCAGAGAGGAGGAAGAGGAGGAAGCAGAAAATAAATATAGACGATTACTAAAAAAACCAACAATACACTAAAAAACACACAAAAAAAACAATACGAGGTAATTAGTTATGACTAATACATTTGCACAATTGAAGAAGGCAAGAAATAATAGTCTTGAGTCATTGACTCAGGAATTGGACAAGATGGCAAGCGGCACACAGGCAAGTGCCAACGGGCCGGACGAACGACTGTGGAAACTCACGGTTGACAAGGTACAGAATGGACATGCGGTCATTCGATTCCTTCCGGCATCCAAGGGGGAAAGTCTTCCTTGGGTTCGCGTTTTCTCACATGGGTTCCAGGGCCCGGGCGGCAAGTGGTTCATCGAAGAGTGCCCGACCACGATTAATCAGAAGTGCCCTGTGTGCGAGGCAAACACCGAGTTGTGGAACTCTGGGCTAGATGCGAACAAGAAGATTGCTCGCGACCGAAAGCGCAAGCTCCAGTATATTTCCAACATTCAGGTTGTTTCCGATCCGGGGAACGCAGACAACGAAGGCAAGGTCTTTTTGTTCAAGTATGGCAAGAAGATTTATGACATGATTCAAGATGTCATGCGCCCGGAGTTTGATGATGAAACTCCGATTAATCCTTTTGAACTCTGGGAGGGAGCCAACTTCCGACTGAGGGCACGAAAGGTTGATGGCTATCGGAGCTATGACAAGTCCGAGTTTGATAGCGTGAGTGCGCTGTCGGATGATGATTCTGAATTGGAAGAGATTTGGAACTCTCAGCATTCTCTTGAAGAACTTGTGGCACCTGAGAAGTTCAAGAGCTATGAAGAACTCGCGTCTCGTTTTTCATCGACAATGGGAGTGACTTCTAGTTTTGAAGACTCAAGCGAAAGTGCCTTTGATAGCACTCCAGAAAGGACTCCGGTTGCGGCACCCGAAGTGGATTCATCGGAAGATGATGATTCTCTGAGTTACTTCAAGAAGCTCGCAGACGAAGTTTAGTTTTTCACTCTTTTAGTTTATTTCCAGCAACAAAGAAAACCCCTCATCCGAAAGCCGGGTGGGGGGTTTTTTGTTTTTATGGTCGCTGGCCGGTGTTTACTGTACTATCGGTAGTGGCGCCAGAACCACCATTTCCCATTGGCAGCAACTGGCCAGGGGCGCTTATAGCGGTAGAGTCCCCTCCTTTGTGAACAGATGCATCTATAATATTATTAGTATGACCCATAGACCCCCCGCCTCCCCCGGAAGCGTTTTTCATAGCTTCTTCGCTTATTTCTTCTGCTCGTTCTTCTTGAGCATTCTGAAGTTGTAAAAATTCTTCCACCCCTTCTGGGATTTTACCATGCTTTTCTATCCATGCATCTTTCCATTTATCTTGTGCAATTCCTAGCCATTCAAAAAATTCTGCTCCTGCCCAGGAGAATCCCCCAACAACAAGTGGCCCTGCCAGGGCCCCGATACCTGCTGTGGGGAGAGCAATCGCTCCCGTTGCCCCGACGCCCAAACCTGCACCAGCAGCAGCACCTCCAGCCGTATCGATAAATTGCATTGCCCGCAACCCTGCCAAATAATCAAAGGTATCTTGATCTATGATTCCTGCATCAAGAGCGTTGGATAAGTCTAATATGTCCTTGGCAGCAAATCCAAGCTCCAATGCCTTTCCGATCCATCCGGCGGCTTTTAGTTTTTTGAGATGCCTCCCTGCACTTTCTAGTCCACTTTCTGCTGTCTCGGCCGCCGCTGCTGCCCCTTTCTTTGTTAAACGTTCTGGAAGTTTCACCGTTTGGCCGCCCACACCGCCCGCCGCCCCGGCCGGTTGCCGCACAGACGAAGGGCCCACTAGATTGAAGCCCCCTTTTTTTGCAAACTTAGCGATGTCTCTTAGTCTTTTCGCTTCCAGTCTTGAGGGATCTATTGCGTTTGCAGCAAATCTTTCGGCGGTTGTTCTGATGAACCTTCCTGATGCCGTATGCGGAAGCGTTTGCCCCGGAAAAAGTCGTGATCCTCGGGTTGCGGCAAACCTTGTTGCCGATCCGGTGGCCATTGCTGTTTTTCCTGGATCCTCTTCGACCACCTCTGTTATATCTTCTGGGCCCGGAAGAGAATCTACAATGGTTTCTCCTATAGCATCCCAGGGCATGGCGTTCCAAAGAGCCTTTACAGTTTCTCTTCCATCGTCAGTAAGCAACCATGCAGTAATTCCACCAAATATTGCCGTGCCAAGGAGATTGCTCCCCATCGCAGTCATCATATTGTCTGCCAATTTGGCAAAAAATCCCCTTTTTTCTTTTTTCTCTTTGGCGGCTTCTTTGCCGCTTTCTCGTCCGCTTGCTTTTCGTCGAGCAGATTCTCTGGCTTTTTCAATTTCTTCCAGTCCCGCGCCTGGGTCTTCTTGTAGAGAGTTGTCAATACTTTCAACGCCAGTTTTAATTTCTTCTTGAACGCCTTCTGTTGCAGGCTTGTCTTCGTCCTTTCCTCCGAAATTAAAAATATCTGTCATGGCATCTTTTGTTTTTGTCATTAAATCGGAGGTCATTTCAAAGAGCATCATTGCAATTGGATTTCCCTCCACCCCGGCAGTATAAAAATCTCTTGGGCCGATACCCGAAGTGTCTGCATGTTTTTTGACAAACCCACCAACTGCCGCTCCAGCCGCCGCCGGGGCCAAACCAATCTTTTGCGCGCCTTGAGCAAATGCGGCAAGAGGTTTGAATATTACTTGTTGTTGTTCTGGAGTAATTACCAGATTGCCTTCAGAATTATTTGTTTCGGTTGCCATTGGTTTTTAGGTTCTTCTCTTTTCTTCTTCTCGTTTTTGTTTTATTTTTTCTATATATTCTTTTAATAATCCAACATATAAATCTCTTTCCCAGGGCATCATTCCTTCAAGGTCTGATAAGGTATAATTATAATATTGCATTAATGAAAAGTTTGTTCGTAAAGTTCCCTCCAACGAGCGGTCAGAGAGAACTAGCCAAAAAAACTAGAGAGTCCCTCCAACAATATTTTTTCCTTATATCCACAGGTGCATACAAATTCAATTTCTTTTTGTAGTTTTGGCATTGATGCAAAAAAATGTTCTATCTTTGAGAACTGTTCTTGTGTAAGATTTAAAATAAATTCTTTAAGCTCTTTTGGTGTATAGTCGGTTTTTCCGTATACGGTTTCTTCGTCGTATAAAGAATCAATACATTTTGTAATTATATCAATTGTAGAATCTGGAGTTGTTACATCAACATTTTGCATTTTTTCCATCATACTCACATCTGGATATTTCATTATTATGCCGACATTGTTAGATAATTGAATTTTGGTCGTGTGAGTTGGATCTTTAATAATTTCAATTGTGTTTGTATTAATTTCAACTTCAATTGCTTTTGGTTCCTTCCCTTCTTTTTTTGCCTGCGGGCAATCTTGATGAACATAGCTAGTTTTTATGACATCGCCCATTGCTTTTGATCTAAGATTTAATAAAATATATTCAATGTCAAATAATGGTAATTTTTCTGAGTCTATTCCTTTTGTTACCACACAGTTGTTAATAATTTGCTTGACTGCCTTTGTGATTTCTTTTTCGTCTTTTCCTTCTTTGGCCATCAAAAGAATTTTTTCTTCTTTCACCAGAAAAGGTCTGTATGATATTTTTTCTTCTGTTGATGGCAGATTCAACTCATAAAGCGGAACATCAATTTTTGGTAAAGCCATAATTTAGGGTTCTCCTTTTATTTAAAAATTAACTAAACTAGCATAGTTCCATCAAAATTTATAGGTTCTCCTGCCAGATTTCCTGCACTACTCGCAGCAGATGCACTACCACTCTGAGTTCTCTTTTTCCCAAGATTCTTCATGAAGTTCATTCCCTGACCAACCTTGGACATGAACTGGCCATCTGCCCTGGAGAAGATTGCAGCCCCTGTCTGTTCAAGCAGCCCACCCACATCAAAGTTGGGATACAGACTGTTGACGCTCAAGAAGTTTCCAAATGGATTTATACTCAATGGTTCTTCTCTCCAATAACGATATGCAAGTGTCACCTGTAGATTATGAAATCCGTTTTGGGTCGCCCAGTCCAATTGAAGTGGAGCCACCATGACAGGATAGGCATCAATCAGTTTTACTCCATATTGTGATCTGCCGGAAGAATCAAATTGTTCTATGACGACATCAGAAACATAGTCTTCAAAATAGCTGTATTCATTGCTCGAATTATTGTCACAGATGAAATTTTGCCATTCTTGAAACATGGCTTTCATTCCCATGTCTTCTCGACAATATAGACTAAGAACAACATCATCATATACATTTTGATATGGAATTTTTCTTATTGGGCCGTGTGTCGTATATTCTTGTGTGGCGAATGCCCGACCGGGGAGTTGTGCCTGATTGCACAGAACTGCCATGAGTCTTGAGTCTTCTGTATCGACAATGGCTCCCGAAAACATTACGCGAAAATATGCCGGGCTGGCCAGAGTTCCATTTACTCTTGATGTGAATTCGTTTATGTCAAATGGCATTTATTTCATTCCTTTTTTGAAATTTCGTCTTGTATCATTCCAAACTTTTCTTCTGGTGACGCCATGAAATCTTTCCAGAGGAAGAAACAATGCAATTTCCCATTCGTCTGGCGGAACTTCCATAAATCGAGAAGAAACCTGTTCAAATAAGTATTTTTTTACACATGGTCTAAAGTATCTATATTTAGCAGATTTCTTTAAAATTGTGTATCCATTATTGAATAAACGTAGTCGTGTTGATTCGTCCATGTCTTCATTGGTTAAAAGATCATATAGATTGTCCATCAGAATTGCTCGCCATGTGTGAGGAAGATAGTGTAAATTGATTCCGAGAAATCCTTCTTCGTCGGCAGCTATTGGAAATATTAGAGGAAATTTATCATAATAGGGAAGACTTTCTTTCATCTTTGGATCATATTCAAACATGAACATTTTTCCGAGCATTATGCGACCCTTGATGGTCGGTTTCATTCTTTTATTTTGTCTTCCTATTTTTAAAATTCTTTGGGACTTTGTTCGTCGCACAGTCTTTACGTCTTTTGCTTTTCTTCTATACCATTCTCTTGATTCTAAGACATTAGAAGGAAGTTCTCCTCGCTTCATTGTTCCTTCTATAATAGTTTTAAATGTGTTTTTGTTTGCCATATATTTATTTATGTTTTGATTGTTTAATTATGCGTATTCCTCGTTTTTTTAATTCATCTTCAGTCCAGATTTCAAAATTCCATCCTCGGTCCTTTGCATATTCTTTGGCATATTCCCATTTTGATGTATTCATTCCGTAGGCATAGACTTCTTTTATATATTTTGGGCTTTTTCTGGATTTGACTTTGGGCGGTTTTGTTTGTCTCTTGGGTTTTATTTCTATGAGAGAGGTTTTTCCATTTGCATATGTAATCTTTAGATCGGGAAAATACTTATGGCGCTTTCCGTCAGTTTTTGAAATATAAGGAACAATGATTTCTTCGCTGCTCCATGAACGTATTTCTGGATTTTCGTCACACCATTTGAATGCCTGTCTTTCCCATAGGGAACGATAGGTGATTTTGAAGGGATTCCCTTCATATTTTTCAAGATTCTTTGGTTTCCACTTTCCTTTGTATGCCATATACTTATATATGTCGCCTAAATAAATATGTATTTTATATTTAATTTATAAAGGAAACGGTTATATGGGAATGTTTTCAGACATGGGCTCTCAGCTATTGGGCGGCGGAAGCGGGCCTCTTGCTTCATTGTTTGGAGACAAACATTCTTCTACGGGACTTAGTTTTCCTTCTGATGTCGAAGGCGTCGGCCAGAGGCATTTTATTCGGTTTAGTATTGTTGATATTGACGGTGGAAAAATAGAGACTGCCGGAGAAAAAAGCTCAACAGAGGCAGAAACGAGTGCCGAAGGAACTCTTCTTGGGGGTCTTGCCGGAGCCGCAGTTGGTGGCGGAATTGGAGGAGCTTTGCTGGGTGGGGTTGTGGGAAATGCTGCCGACAAGCTAGGAGTTTCGAGTGCAGTCGGCTCTCTGGTTTCTGGTGCAGAAGACATTATCGGCAACGTCGGTGGCGCACTTGATAGTGCCGTTGGTGGCATTGCAGGAAGTCTGGAAACTGGCATAGAGAGTGTTGTAGAGACTGCACTCGGGCCTGTCGTAGGAGCAGTTGATGATCTTGTGGGTGGCGCCTTGGATGTGGTTCAGGATCTTACTGCGGGTGCCTTGGATGTTGCCGGGGATTTGCTTTCTGGGGAAATTCCTGATATTCCTGACCTACCATCCCTAGATGATATTGGTGCAAAATTAAATCTTGATGCCCTGAAAGATTTGATTCCTGATCTTGATAAAATTGAGTTGCCGACGCCTGACTTTAGTATGTTAGAAAATGCATGGGATGACATTTCTGGTGCAGTCTCTGATACCTGGGGTGAAATTTCGGCTCTTCCTGGGAAACTTGCAGATGCCATACGAGATGAAGAACCGCCCGAGGCAGATGCAGCAATGCCCGCCGCCGAAGGCGAATCAGAAGAGACTTCTCCGGTGACAGAAGGAACTCGGTCAACTGTAGGTGATATTATTCTATATATTCCTTTTGGCATTTCAGAAACATATCAGGCAAATTGGAGCGGTGGAAATCTTGGAATTTATGGTGCAATTGATACAAAGGGAATTGATACTGCTCTTAGTAAATTGGGTTCTGCCGTGTTGAATAAAAATTCTGAGGCGATTCGCGATGCAGTAAGTTCTGGGTATGATGCTCTCCAGGCAGCCGCAGATAACGCTGGAGCCAATAAGTCGGGATTCACCGCAGAATTTTTGGGAAGAGGCCTCGGCGCGGCGCTTCAGAATGATGCGATTGTAAAACATAAACTAAAATTAGAATCTGGCGGAGGGGGAGAGCGAGGCCTTTCTGTAAATCCACATTTTGATTTATTCTTTGATGGGGTCAATAATCGAACATTTACTTTTGATTTTAAAATGGCTCCAAAAAATGCAACAGAGGCTGCTAATATTGCGAGTATTGTGCGAATGTTTAAGACTCATGCAGCCCCCGGTGAAAATGCAGGAATGACTCGTTATTGGACATATCCTCATGTATTCCAAATTGAATATTGGAATCTTGAAAATACTCATAGAATTAAAGATTGTGCCCTGGTCAATATTAATGTCAACTATAGCGGAATTGGGGATAATCACACCTTCTATGATGGTTATCCAATTCAGACTGACATATCTTTGACCTTTGCCGAAATGTCACTACTCACAAGAGAAGATTTTGAACAAGGATTCTAATATAGATGGCAGATGGTAAATATTTTAAATACTTTCCGACAGTTCCTTATGATACCTTTGATGGCTCAGGCCAGTACAGGGTGGTCACGGATATATTCAAACGGGTTCGAGCAACCCTCGGAGCCAGAACTGACAAAACAATATATTACAATTATCAGGTAAGAGACAAAGAGCGCCCGGAGCATTTGGCATACAAGTATTATGGCGACGTTCGGTATCATTGGGTAATTCTTTTGATGAATGAAATTCGCGACCCTCAATGGTGTTGGCCTCTGGACATGAATACTTTTGACAAGTATATCATAGAAAAATATGGAAGTGCCGAGGTTGCACGGGCGCAGCATTCTCATTATGAAACAAAAGAAATACTCGCCCCGGCGACCGACGATAATTATACGGTCGGAGATGTTATTCTTCCGGCGGGCCAGATTATTCATAATGGGGATGACTTTACATATACATATGCGCCAACAATAAACGGAGTCCTTCAAGCAGAAAGGTCGTGGGCAGCAATTGATACCAACAAAAATGTTTCTGCCTATGACAAAGAATTACAAGACAATGAAGATAAAAGAAAAATAATTTTCCTTAGACGAAACCTGCTTCCAGAATTTGTGAGTGAATTTGAAAGCCTGGTTGTGAAGAAGAGATAGCGAATGTTGGATGACCCAAAATATCAAGGAGCGGGCGATGTTATCGTTTCGCAATGTAATGTCATTTCAACAAATGGAAAACACTTGACGGAGTTTGGACCCAAAGCCTGGAATACAATAATTTTGACAGAAAGTATGGGATTAACTGGAGATGATCCTCAAATTATTTCTGGAGAAATAAAAATTCTTGATGCAGTTAATATATACAATGAAATGAGATTTCATGGTGATGAAATTGTTATTTTGCATTTTAATACTCCCCAAAAAAAGGAAATTGTTTTTATAGGACGAGTATATGATATTGATTTGGCTTCTTTTGAGTCCAGAAGATTAATTACCTTAAAATTTTGTTCTGGAGAAAAAATAACTTCAGATTCGACTAGAATTCATAAAACATATAGAAACGTAAATATAAAAACAATAGTAAACGATCTTTATGCTCCTTTGTTGGCAGTATCCGATAAAAAAATTGTAATTTCAGATACAAAAAATGATTGTAGTGTGAGTTTTGCAAATAAATCGCCAATTGAGGCTTTAAATATGATAGCAAAAGTCGCAAGACCATCCAAGTACAAAGGATCTAGTTATATTTTTTATGAACATCTTGATGGATATTTTCAATTTATGCCACTTGAACATATTGTAAATCCAGCCGAACGAGAGCCTGTGATGATTTATAACTATGATACGCCAAAACCCGGAGCAACTGCCAAGGATTTATCCTCAATGGCCAGAATTCGGAAGTTTCGTGTTCTGGAGTTACCAAATATGATTAATAATATTAAATCTGGATTATATGCATCAACTGTTGTTACGAACGACTTATTGAAACGCCAACATACTGTAAATGTATTTGATTATGAAGATTCATACAATGATTATAAGCATGTGAATTTTAATGAAGTTTCTGGAAACAAAACACTACTTACAAATAGTAAAATTTTGAGTAAACGGCGTGCGAGTCATTATCGGTTTGTTCCTACTAATTTTAAATCATTTGATACAGATCGAAATTTTACAGACGAGCGAGCCGACACAGTTTTAGAAAGGGTTTCTCAGCTTAACCAAATAAATCAGATTAAATTAGAAGTTTCGGTTTCGGGTGATAGTCAACGTCGAGTTGGAGAAATTATTGAAATAAATGTTCCAGCCATAGAGGTAAAGACAGGAGCAGATGCTGCAAGAATAGATACAAATTTTTCAGGAAGATATTTGGTTTCTAAAATAAAACATATTATATTTAACGGGCAATATACAACAATAATGGAATTGTCGAGAGATTCGTGGCCAGTTCCTCTTCCAGAAAGGGTAATTTAAGTTATGCAACAACAAGATGTCCTTGGAATCGGGCAGACAGGAAATTTTCATTGGTGGGAAGGCGTGGTCGAAGATAATCTCGATCCTCTCGGCGCTGGCCGATGCAAGGTTCGGATTCTTGGTCACAATTCTCCGGCAAAAGAGGATACGCCAACAGCAGAATTGCCTTGGGCGTATCCTGTCATGCCCCTGAACAGTACACATGGAAAGATTGTTGCACTAAAGCCAGGAACCCGTGTTTTTGGATTCTTTCGCGATGGTCTGGATCGCCAGCAGCCCGTAATGTTGGGAACAATTAATATTGGTTTTGAGAATGCAGGAAAAATGGAAAATTATATTGAAGATACTCCTTCCCCTACGTTCGATGTTGGCGGAAATGATGTTCCAATTATTATAGGAAAGCCTGCTCCGAGGATGGGGGATTATGGATTTTTTGATGATCGCGAAGGTTCGGGTGGAGTAATAGACGGCCAACCAAGAAAATCTAAAGTTATTCCAGATGCAGATAAGCGCGGAGTGTTGAACCAAGAAGATGTCACGGATTATTATCCATTAAAACCAAATGAAATTAATACTCCAAGACTGGCCAGAGGAATTATAGAAGGAACGATTCCTGCTGCACATGCACATGGCGGCGCACAAACCCTTGTCACAAAGGTCAAGAGATTAAGTGATAATATAACTGCCGATACGGTTGTGGAACCGAAGACAAAATTTGGCGCACAGTATCCGTTTAATACTGTAGAAGAATCAGACAGCGGGCATCTTCGCGAAGTCGATGATACCCCTGGAGCAGAGCGCCTTAAAGAAACCCATCGTACCGGAACGTTCTATGAAATTCATCCAGACGGAACAAAAGTTACAAAGGTGGTCGGAGATAATTTCTCGGTCACGATTGGCGACGATGCCGTAAAGGTTGAAGGTTCCTGTGCAGTTCATATTGTAGGCGAAGCCGATATTTATTGCGAAAAGGATATTCGAGTAAGGACTGAAAAGACAGCCGACATTATGGTGGTAGAATCTGCGGACGTTTCTGTTGGAACGCATTTGACGGCCGCCGTCGGCCAAGATATGAGCGCAACGTGTGGAGGCACGGCAAAGGTTACTGCTGTAGGAGATGCACTAATAAAGGGGTTCGGTAATGTTGATGTTGCCGCAGAAAAAGATATATATCTTGCTGCCGGAGGGTCTATGACATTTAAAGATTCTTCTGTCGAAGATGCGGTCGCAAACGTAGACGAAATTATCAAAGATATTGTGGATGGCCGAGGCAACTTGAGAAAACGAGTGGATGCGAACGCCTAAATACATAAAGGGAGGACTGTAAATTGCCAGTAGCCAAAAAATGGGCAGATTTTGATTTGGATTTTACTGCACACCCCAATACAGGGGAACTCAGCATGAAATATGATGCCGATGCAATTATCAAATCTGTAAGAAATCTAATATTGACAAACCATTATGAGCGGGCATTTCATCCCGAACTCGGCTCTAATCTTATGAAGCAATTGTTTGAGCCGATGACATTTGCAACGGCATTGAGAATCAAGGGTGCCATTGCAGAAACCCTAAATAATTTTGAACCAAGAGTGACTGTGAATGAACTCCAAGTTGAAGCAAGAGAAGAAGAAAATGGATACATAGTATATCTCAGATTTTTTATCATCAACGAAGAAACGGAAAGAGTTTCAAAATTCTTTTTGGAGAGAAATAGATAAAAATGGCCACCTCTTATACTACCACCTCAAATAAACTAAAGATTACAGAACTTGATTTTGATTCAATCAAGTCGGCATTAAAAACATATCTGAAGGGTCAGACCGAATTTGAAGGATATGATTTTGATGGTTCTGCCATGAGTATTCTTCTTGATATTCTTGCATACAATACGCATTATAATGGATTCTATACGAACATGCTCGCAAGTGAAATGTTCATGGATAGTGCTTCCCTGCGGTCTTCTGTAGTTTCGCTCGCCAAGCATCTTGGATATACTCCGGCTTCAAAAAAAGGATCTTCTGTCGAAATTGATGTAACCTTTCAGGGAACGGGGTCGAGTATTTTAATTCCAAAGGGCGCCAAGTTTACATCTAAAATTGGAACAAACATATATACCTATCTTGCAACAGAGTCTCGCGTTGCCAAGTTAGATTCTTCTACTCTGACATATGTTGCAAAGAATGTCAAGATTAAAGAAGGAATTGCATTTTCGTCCACACAGACTGTGGTTGGAACGACAACAAACGAAACATTTGAAATTCCAAATGAAGAAGTTGACCTTGACACGCTTACTGTTGCCGTTGGTGGAGACATCTATACCAAGGCAGATGATTTTACCGAAATGACATCGACAACCAAATCCTATTTTATTCAAGAAGGAAATCATAACAAATATGAAATTTATTTTGGGGATGGTGTAATTGGAAATAAACCAACTGCCGGAGATCTGGTTCAACTGGAATATAATGTTTCGGTCTTGGGCAGCGAGGGAAATGGTGCAAAAACATTTGTTTTGGCCGAGCCACTCATCGGAGCAACGTCGGCTACTGTTGCCCTGTCTCCTCTGTATACACGATCATCGGGAGGTTCCGAGCGCGAAGAAACTTCCACGATTCGGATTCAAGCCCCAAGGCAATATTCGCTTCAGAAGAGAGTTGTTACCGGAAATGATTATAAGACAAGATTAGAAAATGATTATAATATTGTAGAGTCAGTAAAGGTGTGGGGAGGAGAAGACAATAATCCTCCGGCATATGGTCGAGTTTTTATCTCCATCAAGCCAAAGGCAGGATATGTTCTTTCTCGGGCCGAGGCTCATCGGGTGGAGCAAGATATTCTTCAAAAACGAAATGTGGTGACAGTAAAACCAAAATTTGTTGATCCCGACTATCTTTGGATTATTCCTGATATTCTTGTTGCATATGATCCGAGAAAGTCGGCAAGGACTGCCGATCAGTTGAAGGCATTGGTGTCGGCATCAATCCTTAAATACACATCAGATAATTTAAATAAATTTGATAATTATTTTAGATTTTCGGTATTATCAAGAGCAATTGATGACACCGAAGAAAGTATTTTAAATAATAATATGAGAATTGCAATCAAGAAACGCATCAAGCCCATCATGCGTGTTCAGGGTTCCTATCGAGTTCATTTTGATAATCCATTGTACAGGCCATATGCAAGAAATCAGCCCGTAATTCAATCTTCCTTGTTTACCTATTTGGGACATAAAAATTGTATGATTATTGATGTGGATGGGATTTTAAAAATTGTTCAGACGGGTGGGGGAACTTCTATTGCTGGATTTAATAGTCCCGAGAAAGCGCGTACAGATTATGGGACACCAATTGATTCTAATATTGGATCTGTTGATTATAATTCGGGGGAGATGCTTGTTGGTCCGCTCAGAGCTACGACAATTGCAGATGGTTCTGAATATATTTATTTTTCAGCAAAACCAAGAATTGATGATATAATGGCAAGAGAGAATACTATTGTTACCATTGACAGTTCTGATATTACAGTAAATTGTATTGATGATACAGATAGAAATCGCCCTTCTATATTAGAAGATAGCGGTCATGGGTATTAATAATAAAAGGGAACTGTATACATTATGGCAGCAATAATTAAAACTGCAAATACGCATCAGACTTCTCTTTTGGTGTCAGAACAGATCCCGGATTTTATTCGGGGAGATCATCCTAAATTTGTTACATTTATTGAAAAATATTATGAGTTTCTTGCTCAGGCTAATTCTGGAATTGCGACTTCGGACGGCCTTTCTCATTATTATGGCGCAGATCATGCAACAAAGGTTATTACCGATATTAATGATATTGATACAACAGATCTTGATAAGTTTATTGGGTCTTTTCAAAAACAATATGGCCACGGTCTTCCCCAACAGGTGGCAGATGCAGCCGACCGAAGACTTTTATATAAGAATCTAGTTGATTTTTATCGTGCAGTAGGAACAGAAGATTCCTTTAAGATGCTCTTTCGCCTTTTGTTTAATGATGAAATTGAACTCTATTATCCGTTTCAGGATGTTTTGATTGCCAGCGGAGGAAATTATACAAAAGAATCTAGGATTAGGGTTAATTATGTTGAAAATCTGAATGACATTGAGAATACGAGGATTGTTGGGGCCACTTCGGGCGCATACGGAACTGTAGAACGGGTCCAAGTTCTTCCAGGGGGAAGTGACTCGTTTATTACAGGAAGAATTGGAAACACATCTACTTCATATACTTCTGGAGTGTCAAATACTGAAATTTATGACCCGATGAAATATCTTGAACATGGAAGTTCTACAGCCCACATATACATGACAGATCAATCTGGAAATTTTGATTTCTTTGAAGATATTTATGTGGATGATGTCAATTCGACAGTTTCAAATACAATAGTGTTGCCCATGACAAAAAGTATGTTGGTTTTTGAGGATTTTCAGTATGGATCTACAAATAATGTTATTTCTATGTATGATGGGCTGGTTCATCAGCGGGCAAATAGCACAAACCCTCCGTGGGGGTCTGCAAATATTGATTATAGCAATACCGGAATATGGCATACCACCGGAGACGGCACCGGGGAAATTAAATTAGTCTCCAATGTCTATGGCTCATATGGTGGGGTTGTATTAGAAATTGGAAACAATAGTACGCTCGCTTCTGCGACTGGCGATCAAAGACATATTGTATTTGCAAAGAATGTGGGAATTGGTGGTGAGGATCGTCTTTATCGAATGTCCATTCGTGCCAGGGATTTGGGTGGAAATTCTGCCGTATCTGTTGCCGAAGGAAATCGCTTTTCGGCCGGAGTTTCTTGCGTTCGTCATGACCTCAGAAAGTTGAGTGCAGACAATTACAAAGATCAATGGGAAGATCCACTTTGGTTGGTTTCTCATAAGCAGGCAATTGATGATGAGTTTTTTGTATATACGGCATATTTCAAGGGAAGAGAAACAAGAAGAAATGTTGGAGGTTCTCCCTATTCTGCAAAGAATTATGGCAATGGCGGCCGAAGGGATTTGACGAGCGGAACCCGATATTATAATTCTGCCCAGAAGGCAGTAGATCGAGAAGTGCTTCTTCCGTTTAATACCACTTTCATCAAACCAACCTTCAAGGTAAATGAGCCCGGAGATGGTGCAACATATTCACAGGGAATCACACAGATTGATTTTATTTCTCTTGAAGAACTTACTCCCATGCAGACTCAATTGGGTATGCATAGCGGAAGTTATAGTGACGAGCGGAGTCTTCTTTCGACAACAGGGGCACATATACAGGATGGCCATTATTGGCAAATCTATGCATATGATATTCGTTCCAAACAACAAATAAAAGACTATGCAACGGTCGTCCGCGAGGCAGTTCATCCAGCCGGAATGAAGATGTTCGGCACGACAATTTCAGAGAGTTCTCGAAGAATGAGTGACATGATTGATGTGAAGCCTGGGAAGATTACACAACTTACAGACAATTCGTTACTCATCGACCAATACCCTGCATGGTCCCCCGATGGCACCCAGATTGCTTTCTCCCGCTATACCAATCCCGCCCTGACCCTCTATGAAATTTTTAAGATGGATGTCGATGGAACTAATGTTCGGAGCCTCATGCCAGGG